CAGGCGACAAGTCGGTGGTCACCACTGATTTGACCGACCTACTATATGAAGCCGTGGAAAAGAAAGGCAAGGTCACGCGCAAGCTCAAAAAGGAAATCACCAACGCGGTGAAACACTTGGACGTGAGTGTGAACTATAACAATGCTTTTGCCCGCGAGCTGAGGTCGATGGATGAGATTCCGGTCAAGCAGGCTAAGGTCCGCTTTATCGTAGGCTCTGACATCATTGGACGAAATGCCTTATCGGCACTGGCTGAAACCGTTCAGCGAGTGGTGGCTCTGACCTGGCGTGAATCGGACACGGTCATTCGCTATGCAACAGTGATCGAGACCGACAGCGACATTGGTATCTGGGCCAACCCGTTCGGCAATTTCAAACTGGTGAACTAACGGGCTCAGTATGTACCGATCTGTTGCGATAAATCAGTCACACGGATTTTGGGCGACCCTGAAGCGCACGCTGTTCATGGCTAGTCTATATTTCCGTCTGATTCGTAATTACACCCCTGATGATTCCGTGCTCAAAGAGTTCAACCAACTGTTCTACCTGGTGAACAATCCGCAATCTTTGACCTTCCCGGCCATGGTGTGTCCCATGCTCTGGAAAGACGACACAGTGGATCAGGTGGTGGCGTATTGTGACAAGGGTGAGCTGGCTCAGGCAGTTGAGCTGGTCTACGGGGAGATGCCTAAATGGCTTCGCTACCTGGACCGAGAAACCATGTTCCGTGATGTGGAGCGGGTGCTTCGGCAATCGCAGCACATGGAAAGCTTGGCCTGAAACGGCATAGATGGGAGGGACTGGTGCCCTCCCATCCACTTATGCGGCGGTGCTATTTTTTGATCTCTTTGATGCTGTCTTTCAGCGCCTCGGAGAATTGACGAATCCGGTACAGCAAGGTGCCGTATGACTCCATTTCCTTGGCAATGGAGAGGGTCAGGTCAACCAATTCTTGCAGGGCGATGTCGACTGCTTCCTGGTTCGACATGCTCTTGTCAGCCGTACGGGACTGGATAGCCCCCATCAACGTGTCAGCCAGGTCCATGGTCCGTGCTACAGCGTCCAGAGACTTCTTAGCCGGGTGCGCGCGGTCCAAGGCAGCGGCATCGTTGATGTTGTTTGTGGTGGTCTTGATGTCCACCTGCCGTTCGATCACCGAGCCCAGCGTACGGGTGATGTGATTGCTGCGCGGATCGAAGAAGGTCTTACCGATGGCTTTCATGTCATCTGTCAGACCCAGGGTCGATGGACCCATGTGACCGATGCCCGACACCGACGTCATCAGGTATGGATCGTTGATGATCCGACCCAAGGTGTCGTTGAAGCTGCGGATCATGTATTCCATCTTGATGGCTTTGCCCATGGTCTCCTTGAGCGCTGCGCTGTAAGGAACCCATTGGCCGATGAACCCCTCAGGAACGATGACGTTCTTGTTGGACGCATCAACGAAACCCACCTTACCTACAATCCCATCCAGGTCGCGCGACGACAACCCGGAGATATTGAGAGCAGTGAGCTTGAACTTCGAGAAGAAGCTACCGGCATTGCGGAAGAACTGCACCGCATGCAGCTTGGTTTTGAACTGAAGCCCACTGCCCAATGCAGATTCCATGGAGATCGTCCGAGCCAAACGCTCCAGGTCCTCCATGGATACCTGATCAAGTGAACTGTAAATGTCGTGGTTCATCAAAATGACTCCGTGTTAAAAGAAAGTAGTTTTTCATATCGTTTGCGCACAACCGACTCCCATCATTGAAATGGAAACTGAAGTACCATGTCTACGAACCCATTCGCCATGTTCAAGAAGGCACCGTCGATCCGTCCGATGTGGAACATCGGCGCGCTGTTCGACATTCAAACAGGTAAGTATTACAAGGGCAAGCACGGAGAATCAATCCTCTGTGGTGGCCTGAACCACTTCACAGGCGTAGCCGGCCTGCCCAACATGTTCAAAACCGTGATCTCGCTGTTCCAGCAAGGATCGGTCATGAACAGGGTCTCGCTGGCTATTATGATGGCCCATGACTCAGAGAATACGCTGTCGCCGGGCCGGATCATGAACGTGTTCCGTCAGTTCCCAGAACTGTTTGGGATCGATCTGGTCGAACAAGGCCGCCTGTTGTTTACGGATGCCACGGTGTACAACGGTAACGAGTGGTGGAACGTCATGCGTGAATACGCCGACACCCGCCGCAAGGACAAGTCCATCCTGATTACCACGCCGTTTGTGGATGAGACCAGCGGTGAACTGATCAAGATCCCGTCGCCGACGTTGTGTTTCCTTGACTCGCTTTCTGGTCTGCAGACCGAAGGCGTCATGAACATGTACGAGAAAGGTGACATCGGTAACAAAGAGTTGAACATGGTGGCCATGAAAGCCGCCGGGGCCAAGAGTCAGCTGATCGACCAAGTGACCTCGGTGACCGGTGGGTCGGGTCTGAACATCCTGATGACGGCACACGTGGGTCAGGAATACCAGCTTGACATGTACAAGCCTAACGTCAAGCGGTTGAAATTCCTCAAGGGCGACCTGAAACTCAAGAAGGTACCTGAGAACTTCAGCTTCCTGACAGCCAACTGCTGGTACTGTGTAGCGCTGGTACCGTTGCTCGATGCGGACAAGCTGCCCGAGTTCCCACGCGACGATGAAGATGATCTTAAAGGCGATACCGACCTGATCGCCATTACCATGGTCAACCTCCGTGGCAAGTCCGGTCCATCTGGCATTCCGTTCGAAGTGGTGGTCTCTCAGTCTGAAGGCCTCAAGCCCTCGCTGACCGAGTTCAGCTACTGCAAAGGCTACGAGTACTTCGGTATCAGTGACAAGGATGGGAACAAAGCCAAAGGCAAGCCTAACTTCCGGTTGGACCTGTACCCTCATCAGAACCTCACCCGTAAGTCGATCCGTGGTGTGTTCGAGACGGACCCCCGTGCCCAGCGTGCGATGAACATCACCGCTGAAATGTGCATGATGCGTAACCTCTGGCACGACCTGCCAGAAGGTTTACTGTGCACGCCAAAGGAACTCTACGACGACATCGTTGCTGCCGGCTATGACTGGGACTTGCTCCTGGACACCCGTGGCTTCTGGTTGCCGCTCGAAGAGAAAGGCACGTACGCTGAGCTGCAGTTCCTGTCAACCATGGACTTGCTCAACATGCGTGCGGGTACGTATCGTCCTTACTGGTACGATGCTGCTGTGAAAGCTAAAGCCAAGGCGACTGTAGCGATTGCGACAGCCTCCGAAGCGACCGCTGGCACAGACGCCAAGAAGCCGTTAACGGCCAATGACCTGCTGATGAAGATCAAAGATCGTCAAGCAGAGAAAGCAACATAATACTCTGAGGCCGATGTGCACGAGCATGTCGGCCCTTCCCTTCCACTGGAGACGATTCCATGACTACGCAAATCGTGTCTGCCGTTGCAAATCTTCTGGCCGACAGAAACCCGAGCGCTGCAACGCGCTTTACCCGTAACTTCCATTGTGACCCGCGCAATGAGAATGAAGAAATCCGTGAGCTGAACCGCTACTGGCGTAACCAGTTGGCAGCGCTGCACACCTCGACCATCTCGGCCCGTACGTGCCTGGTGGACGACATCGATCCGCGTGATTGGCTGCGCCATTTCAGCCAACTG